TCCACCGCTGCACAAAAGAAAACAACCCGCAACTCAGATACTCCATTAGTCAAGTCAGAACATTACAGACGCAGAGTTCAAATGTACGACTATGAATGGGCTGATTTAATTGACAAAGAGGATAAACTCAAGATGTTAATTGACCCTCAGAGTGACTATGCCATCAACGCGGCATGGGCATTAGGAAGATCTATTGATACAGCAATAATTGAGTGCTTCTCTAACACCGCGTATGCTGGTAAAGCAGGCGGAACAGCAACAATATTCACAGCAGCAAACATCGTATCTGGCGGCGCAACAGGAATGACTTTGCAGAAATTGTTAGACGCAAAGGCGTTAATTGACGGTGCAGATTGTGATCCTAACGAAGAGAGATTCATAGCAGTAACTTCAAAACAGTTGACAGACCTGTTAAACATCTCTGAAATTAAAGATGCTGACTTCAACACCGTTAGAGCTTTGGTTCGTGGTGAAGTTGATACCTTCTTAGGTTTCAAGTTTATCATTTGCAACAGGTTGAGCTATCCCTACGGTAGGACTAGCGTAGCAGCAAGCTTCAGGTCTTGCCCAGTTTGGTTGAGGTCTGGAGTAGTGTTAGCGTTAGCTAAGGACATCAATACCCAAATCACACAGAGAGCTGACAAGTCCTATGCGACTCAGGTCTATGCGTCTATGGGAATTGGCGCAACTCGTATGGAAGAAGCCAAGGTGGTCCAAATTCTTTGCACAGAATGACCTTTCTTGATAATTTACAAATTAACTAACAGGAGGAAGAAATGGCAACTGGATATAATGCAACAAACTATGCCAAATCAATAGACCCTGTTTCAACGAATATTGTTGATCCGGGTGTATTGGGTGGCAAGGTTAGAGTAATGCAGGATACCACCATAGCGCAGGTACTGGCTACTGGTGACTATTTCCTGATTGGTAAGCAACTGCCTACCGGAGCGCAGATAGTGGATATAATTGTAGCCGCTACTGCACTTACGGGTTCGGGCAACTTTATTGAGGTTGGTGATGAGGGGGATTCCGACAGGTATCTCACTACTAGTACCACATCCGCAGCTAAGATTTATGTAGGGATGAATGCGGTTGCAGGTATCAATTATCAGGTAACTGGTACTACTGATAACATCATCAGGGTAACCTCTGGCGGAACTGCTGGCGCAGCTCCGTTATCAGGTGGTGTGATTAAAGTGGCTGTATTTTACACCTTGGAATAAGGAATGCTTGGGGTGGAGGCGAAAGCCTCTGCCCCTTTGCTTAAAAGGAGGATTTCATGGCGAATAGAGTAAGTATCTGTAATCTTGGGCTGACAATTCTGGGAGCGGACAGGATTACAGCCATGGAGGAGAACTCCGAGAATGCAAGACGCTTAACCGCTATTTATGATTATTGCGTGGACGATGTGTTAAGGGCGCACCCTTGGAACTTTGCCATACAAAGGCAGGCTTTAGCACAATTAACCACCACCCCTGCTTTTGGCTATGATTATGAATATCAACTCCCCGGTAATTGTTTGAGGGTCATAGAGGTCAGTGATGGGACTAATCTTATTGAAGATTATAAGATTGAGGGAAGAAAGTTATTGACTGATGAAACCACAGTTAAAATAAAATTCATAGTCAATGTAACCGACCCCAATCAATATACCTCACAGTTTATTATGGTACTCTCTGCAAGGTTAGCTGCGGAGTTAGCTTATGCTATTTCTAACAACAAAGCCAATGCTGAACTTGTAATGGAAATATACAAAGAGAGATTACAGAACGCAAAGGAAGTTGACGCACAGGAATCGGACTCAGTAAATGTTTTAGGCACAGATGAGTGGACAATCACCAATAGAACATAATGGCTAACATAAATTACATCCAAACTAACTTTACTTCCGGAGAGGTATCCCCCCAGATAGAAGGCCGTGTAGACTTAGCCAAATACCAGAATGCAGCGGCTACTTTAAATAATGTATTCGTAAGGGTATATGGCGGTGGCTACCGCAGGCCCGGAACTTACCTAACAAGCGTTACCAAACTATCTACCGCAGCCGTCAGGGTAATACCTTTCCAATTTTCAACAACTCAAGCATATATTATAGAGGCAGGGCATCAGTATTTCAGGTTTTACAAAGACTCTGGTATTTTAATCTCTACTAACCCCGTAGAAATTACAACCGCTTATACCTCGGGGAATTTGTTTCAACTACAATATGCCCAAGATGCAGATACTATGTATGTTACCCACTCTGGGCATCCTGTAAGGAAACTTACCCGTTCCTCTCATTATTTATGGTCTTTAGCTGATGTAGACTTTACGGGCGGGCCTTGGACACCGGACAATGCAGATGAAGCTGCTTTTATAAAAGCTACAAGTTTCTCTGTAGGGGCGGTGACTGTATATGCTTCTGGAGGTGCTGCTTTTGTGGCAGGGCATTCTGGTTCGCTTTTAAGGATAGGTGCTTCCAACGGATATGTAAGATTAAATACTATTACTAACTCTACCACCGCAAGCGGGGTAGTGGTGAACGCTTTACAAAGTATATCGGCTACAGGTTATACAGATGACTGGGCTTTTGGGGCTTGGAGCGTGGCAAATGGTTTTCCTACCGCAGTATCCTTCTTTGAACAGAGATTATATTTCGCAGGTTCTTATTCTCAACCGCAGACAGTATGGGGTAGTGCGGTTTTAAGTTATGAGGATTTTACACCCGGAACTGCCGATGATGACTCAGTTTCATTTACCATAGCAGACAACCAAGTTAATGCTATACGCTGGTTAGCAGCGGGAAAGTCATTAGCTTTAGGTACTCTGGGTGGAAACTTCATTATGGACTCCGACACTTCTTCAGGGCCTATTACACCTACCAATATAAATATTAAAAAAGAAACCACCTACGGCGCGGCTTTAATCTTACCCAAGAGAATAGGTAACGCTATTTTGTATGTCCAAAGGAATAATTTAACCATAAGAGAGCTTAAATATAACTTTGAAGAAGACGCACAATTAGCAGATGACGCTACCATACTCTCAGAACATATTACGGAGTCAGGAATTAAGGATATGGATTATCAAGAAGCACCTGACGGAATACTTTGGTGTGTAAGGAATGACGGAAAATTAGCTACAATGACTAGATTAGCTTCTCAGGATGTTTTAGCTTGGTCAAGGCACGATACTCAAGGTTCGTTTCTTTCAGTTGCGGTAATACCGAGTGGTAATGAAGATCAAGTCTGGGTAGCTACACAGCGCTCTTGTACTTACTCTGCAACCACTACAAACGGTTATATTAAATTTATAGAATACTTTATGCCCTTCATACAGCCTACCGCACAGTCTTCAAGCTTCTATGTGGACTGCGGTTTAAGTTATCAAGGAACAGGAACATATACTAAAACGGTTTCAGGGCTAGATCACTTAAAAGGGATGACAGTTTCCATTCTAGGTGATGGGGCGGTTTATCCAAATCAGGCAGTCACTACCGCAGGCACAATAGCGATAAGTTATTCCTGCAATACAATACATGTAGGGCTTCCGTATACTAGTACAATAAAGACCTGCCGTCTAGAAGCAGGCTCAGTAACCGCAAGCACACAAGGGGTTATAAAAAGGATTTATAAATCAATAGTAAGGATGTGGAGAAGCTTAGGCTGTAAGATAGGTACTGAGTCTGTACAAGACACTATTCTATTTAGGGACTCTAGTATGGCTATGGATGAACCGCCTTTATTATACACCGGAGATAAGGAAATAAGTTTCCCTGCCGGGTGGAATAAAAAGGCACAGGTGTTTATTACGCAGGAACAGCCTCTGCCACTAAATATATTAGCAGTAATCTCAAAAATAGAAATTTCTAACGATTAAGGAGATAGCATGGGCGCTTTAATGACAACATTAGCAATAGCTTCAACGGCAATGCAAGCCGTAGGGCAAATACAACAAGGTTATGCCGCAAGCTCCGCTGCTCAGGCTAATGCCAACCTTGCTGAAATGCAGGGAAGAGAAACTAACATAGCAGCACAATATAACGTAGCGGTAGCTCGTGCTAACGCAGAAGCTATTAAGGCAAGCTCCGAAATAGACATAGCAAGGCAAGTAATAGCAAAAGGAAAGCTAAGAGGTGCACAGGTAGCAGGTTATGGTAAAGCTGGAGTCAAATTAGAGGGTTCGCCTTTAAATGTCCTTATAGACTCTGCTGCCCAAGCTGAGTTAGATATAGCTATCACTAAGTTTAACGCCAAGACAAGCGCTACACAGGCAGAATACCAAGCTAAAGAGTTTGGAAGACAGGGACAGGCAGCAATGTCATTAGCGGGAACTCAAGCAGCACAACAAAGGGCGATAGGCAAGTATTATATAAATCAAGGCTGGATGAGCGGAACAGGAACATTACTATCAAGCGCGGCAGATTTCTATAAACCGAGGACATAATGGCCAACATACCAACATACACAAGCAGAGTAACACCTACCACAGAACCCCCAAGAGTCTATATTAAACCTGCTAAATACGCAGAAGAACAAAGCCCAGAGTTAGCAGCCAAGACTTCTTGGGGTGCTTCTATGGAACAGGCGGGAAAGATAGTAAATGTGGTTGCTGAGAAGATGCTTAAAATACAGAACGCCAATTCCGAGAGTGAAGCTAATATACTTACCACTCAAGGTATGGCTGAGTATGAAGATGAAGTAAGTAAGAGAACCGACTTAAACACAGCCTTAAAAGATGTTGATAATAGGATACAGAAAATAAAGAAAGCAGGAGCTGATAAGTTTACAGACCCCAGAGCCAGAGCAGAGTGGGAAAGGAACTTTGATATTAAATCAATAGTCTATCAGAATGCCTTAAAAAACAAGGTATTAAAAAGACAAGTAGACTTAGGCAGGACTAATACTTTAAGGGAAATGGATTTAGAAGCAAGCAATTATATCAATGCTTTTACCCCAGAAGCCAAGTTAATAAGCAGACAGAGAATAGACGGCATAATGAGTAAAGCTATTAGTAATCAATTATTCACCGAAGAACAGGGTTATGACGAAGTAAATAAAGTAATAAAGAGTGCTGATGATTC